AGAACGCATGGATTACCGCGACCAACTCGCGCGCCGATTCCGCCGCGGGACGATCAAGAACAAACCAACGACCGCCCCCGCCGCCGATCTTCTCCAACCACAACGACCAGCACCCGCGCGCCGTAGAGCCATACCGCCAACGGTAACCCGCAACCAACGGAAGACCCCGCGCCACAATCGGCAAACAACCCGACCCGCACCGATGCCCCAACGGATCAAGCCCCGAACACGGCAAACGATCTACGCGATCAGACACGACGACACCCAAGAACAAACGCCCAAACAATCACAACCAAATCTCCACCCGTGCGGCACGTCGGAAGTGATACCAAATAACCGCGCCCACCGTCGTCGGACTCACCCCAAACAGCCCAACCGCCACGCACACGACCCCAACGCCACGCATACCCACGAGGCAAGCGCGGCAACTCACGAACCACCACGGGCAGACAGCGGGCGGAGTGTTTGTGATCGTGGTCGTACTTAGACACGGCACACGGGAGCAGGTCTACACGATCAGACACAGCGAGCCACCGCCCACGCAATCAACGCGCCAACGCCCAAAAGCACGAGCCCGCGAACATCCCACGAAGTCACATCTTCGCACCATCCGAGATCGCACTCATACGCGCCAATCATGACCGACCCCCAAACCGCTGCAACCGATACCCGCCGCGCCGATGTAGTTCGCCACAGTCGGCGCAATACGGCGAACCGCCAACGGCGGGACGGTAGCAGTACACGGGGACGGGATACGAACCCATGAGCGCAGAGGTGCGAGGCGTGTACCCGATCTGAAACTCACACGCACGAGGCAAACGAACCGCGGCGATCATTCGTCCACCTCGACAATGCTCCAGCCGCTGCCGTTTTCAGGGTCCCGCAGGGCTGCCAATTCTGCAATCTCTCGCACATAGTAGAAAATGCTTTCATCGTGTTCGGGACTGAACTCATCAGGAAAACCGACCCCGATAATCTCGTGCCACTCCAACCGCTCCGCGTCATCGTCCCAAACAATAATGACCCCAATCATGTCGCCGTTCACAACGCCACCGCCGCACGACGAACCCGAACAGCCACAGCAGCACCCAAACGCCCCGCAGACGCTCCGCGATTCTTCCCACCATGAAGAAGGAAAGTCACGCCACGCGCAGCCCCGTCGGGCAAACAAACGCGGCAAGCAACGCACGCACCAACGCCGAGCGCATCAGGAACAGCAGACGCCCGCCGACCATCCAACCCGACCACATGAGCCGCGACGCCTTGACCATCCCGCGCATACTTGCCAGTCGCAGGACATTCGACAGGAACCGCCACAGGAGCGGCAGCAACAGCACGAGCCCACAACGCGACCGCGTGCGCTTGATCGTCTGCCAACATGGCAAGCGGCAAGCCGAGCCGCGCACCGGAGCGCGCCATCTTTACGACGTTTTCCGAATCTGCCGAAAGCATCACCCGCAAATTCTCCGGTACGGGCAAAAGCCCTTTGACCTTGACCGCGTCGCGCGTGTAAATCCAATGCGCAACCGTCGGAGACGCAACCACCGCCGCACGAATTGCGCGCCCATACCACGCCGCGAAAATGTCGCCGCCCGAATGCCAACGGAACGACGGACGCACAACCCCGCGCCCCCGTTGCTGCTGCTCTGAATGTTCGACACAAGCCACCAACGCAGCAACGACAGCAGATTGACCGCCGCATAGTTTCAAGTGTTGAAGGTTCGAAAAATTCACAGACGCACCCCGCGCGAATGGCGCGTACAAGTTCTCAAGGTTCGCCGCGTAGCAGTCCACGCAAGCCGCCGTCGTGGCATCGCAAGACCCGCCAGTATCAAGAGGACCAACAGGGAGCGGAAACGCATTAGGAACCAATGCCGCCGCGCTGCCGTTCTTCTTGATCTGAACTAATGGTGCTGTCTTCGCGTCGTGGTGCAACATGAACCGCAACGACTCGCCGCACTTGCACGAAACAACAACCCCGCCGCCGATCTTCGCGACGACTGTCGGCAACCAATCCGCGCGACTCATGACACCACCCCCAAACATCCAGCATGAAAAACAGAAACAAACCCGCGCGCGTCTTCAACGCGTGTTTCGGTATCGACGTAAATCTGCCCGCCGCATTTATCGCACTCGTAACCCGCACACATGGCACATAGAAAACCGTCGCGGTATTCGCCCGTCTCGTAGTCTTCCCTGTCGGCTGGTATGCGATTAACAAACCGACCCGACCCGAACGCCGTCGACAAACCACAATCTAAACACGGGTCAATCACAACACCACCGCCGAACCGCTCGCGCACTTATCGCACACAAACGCAAACGACCGCGCGTCGCCCATGACATCCCACGGAACGACCGCCGCCGTTCTGTGGTCGATCATAATATTCCAATCATTCCCAACATGAACGCATGACGCGCAAGCGATCTTTCGTGGCGGTACCGCCATTTTCGCCCACGCGCTCCCGTTCTGTATGGGCGTATTCATAAACGCATTCCACCGCGCCGCGTCCCGTCGTAGATCGGTCATGAAATTAGTCGGGACATCCTCGCCGCCAACAGTCAAAACGCGATTCACAAACGCGAGCGCATCGTCAAACATCCACCCGTGAGGCTTGACCATGCCGCGACCATTACTAAAAAGAAACAGCCCCGCGGGGTCTTCTTCACGAGACACAACCGCAAGCCGCGCGCCGTTATACATCACGACACAGATATCGGGCTGAGACAACGGACGCGAAACCGTCCCGCCGTAATAAGCCGCAAGCCGCCGCGCCAAATCCGTCGGCGTGGTAATTAAGTAACCCTTCATAAATAACCCCTATCTGATGACCGACCGCAGTCGGGAGAACCCGCACGAGTTCACCCCTAGATTATGCGCACACTTTCGGACGAATGTCAAGTGTTAACCCCCGCCGATATCAGAACCATCAACCGAGACGGCCAAACCCGAAACTATTCGGCCAGAGACGCGCCCCGATTGGCCGCCCCTGTCGGCAAGCACGCTGACCGCGTCGCAATGGTGGCAACCGAGGAACGAGGACGCCAGCCCTACCCCGTGACCCATTGACCGACCGAACCCCACCCCATGCCCGAACCTAGACCGCCAGCCTAGACCTACGCGCTAGACCGCTAGTCTGTTATGCCCCACCACCTACCTCGTGACCGTGCCCAAACCTGGCCGCACCCCCCGCACACCCATTGGGGGGCCCCACCCCCCTCTCCCTATTCACTCTCCCGTATTTTTCGACCTTTTTCAAAGGGTGTCCTTGCCGGGGGCTTGGCATCTTCGATGTTGGAAGGTCAAGGGCTTCCGCCGTTGGCGGCTAACGCCTCACCATCGCCAGCGTGGCTGTCGAAGTTCGTTGTTGTCATCCGTGTGTTGTCACATCGGTGACTTGTACGTTGTCTCAGACCTTTCGGTCTGCCCCAATGCCCTACCGTTGGCGGCCCTACACCGTACCAACACCCGAACCTTAACGATGTTCACTCGTTTCATTATTTAACTACCTACCCACGGCTTACTGGCTGGCATCCAATTCGACTGTTGGCTTGACTCCACGCATGGGATCCGAACCCCCTTTCAGGTCACAAAGTCCCTACGCTCCTGGTTAGACAGGCTTACTACGGGCGAGTTCCGCTTGGCGTGTCATCCCGACAGGCTCAAGCTTCGTAAGTTCGGTGACATGACAATACCATGGGGCTGTATGGTGATAGTGTCAGTTTTTGTAACAGGACAAAGTTTATTTGGGAGAAGATATGACAACTGTTGATGATTTGATGCGAACTGTTACAAGATTAGGTAACGATGCGCTGGTCGCTCAAGCCCGTTTCGCGTTGGAGTCCGCCGGGATCTTCCTGACACCTGATATGTGTAAGGCAGCTTTTTGTGCAGCAGCGCACATTGTCGAGCTTGCGGAGCGTTCTTATGACGTGAACTCGTTGACAGCAGGCGAAATGGTCGCTACGCAGTCGGTTGGTTCGCTCGCAATGCAGATTTGGGCCACCCTTCACGACCTGACATCAGGCAAAGACCTTATATGACGATGCGGAAAGCGTTTGATGACGCAGATGACATCATTGAAGGCATCAAAGGTCGCCGTCCTACCCAGTCGAAGCCCACCAAAGTGGTGGATGACTTAAATGGAGTGGTAATTATTTCTAAAGGCGAGGCTCAACAAGCCAAAAGAGCGTCCCGTGCAGCCGACATTGAAGAGGTTCGGGTCAAAAAGGTGCTGGAAAAGGAAGAACGACGCAAGTCAGCCGAACAATTGAAGGTTTTGGGGCAAGATCTGCTCGCTTCAGGGGTCGCATCACGGGAAATTCTCCCTAAATTGGCGCAATCCATCATTGTTGACCTCGGTTTACGCCTGGTTAGTAACGAATGGGAGATTAAGTCCGCCGAAGAAGCCACAAAGGTAGCAAAGATTTGGTATGACATCCTCAGACTAGAGTCGGGCCAGGCAACAACGATCAACGAGAACCGCACCGGGAACCCCGAAGACCGTCTGTCACGCCTAGAAGAGTTAAGATCAGAAGCGAAAGCCCGTGTCGAAGCAGGGTTGCGCGCAATAGGTGACGGCCAAAGCGGATAAATCCCATATCTAATAAACAATATCTAATTGAGAAACACATCTACCGCAAAGCGTGATAGAACCTAAAACATGACAAACCAAACAAAACCTGCCAATCCCATTGACCTTTTGCTCGACCCAACACGTTTAGTTGTTTCGTTGACTGAAGCATCATTTATTCTTGGTATCGCAAAATCAACTGGCCATAACGCCTACAAAGCAACTGGACTTCTTATGGAAGGTGTTCCAGTATTAAAAGTTGGCAAGCGTCGCGTTGTTAGCACCATGAAGTTGCGCGCTGCTTTGGGTATTGAAGAACCTGCCCGCTAAACAATGAACTTCCTGTCAGACGACGAATTCGGTCAACTTACTGGGTCAGAACAAGACGAATACCTGCGACTGCTAGAGATTGACCTACAAGCATGGAAACTCACAGGCAACAAACGCCAAGAGAAAGCCCACGCCCTCGTCAAGAAGGTTGACTGGTTGCTTTACGGTGGTGCAGCTGGTGGTGGCAAATCCGAACTGCTCGCCTACCACGCCCACGAACTATCAGAGAAATACCCCGGTCACCGCACACTCCTAGTCCGTACCGCACTCCCCGAACTACGACGATCACTCATCATCCGATCCCAAGTCCGATACGCCCAACTAAACGTGGATGCAGCCCTACGATCCATTGACAACGTCAAAGCCTGGTGGTACGGCAACGGATCAGTCATCGAATACGGATTCTGCGCCCGCGACGAAGATGTCGGACAATATATGTCTGCCGAGTACGACTTCATCGGTTTTGACGAAGCAACCCAGTTCACCCCCTACCAAATGCTCATGATGTCAGGCCGTCTCCGAACCAGCCGAAAAATGACTGCATTAGGCGTACGAACCCACGTTATGTTCGCAACGAACCCTGGCGACCGTGGACACACATTCCTATACAAAATGCTGGTACAACCCACCCAGCACGGCAAATACGCCGTTGTCTACGATGTACGCGACGGATTCGAGAATCCCGACGTAGTACGCCGAGTCGAACTCCCCGACGACCCAGCAGAGATCGACAAACTAGAAATACCCCACGACCCCACCGACCACCTCATCGTTGCATTTGTACCATCAACCGTGGACGACAACCCCCACATTGACCCCACATACCGCAAGCACCTATCCATGCTCCCCGAAACAGAACGCAAACAAAAACTGTTAGGCGACTGGGACACCTTCACCGGGCAATACTTCTCCGAATTCAACCGAGACGTACACGTCGTCGCACCATTTGAAATCCCAGCAGAATGGCCACGCTACCGAGGAATCGACTTCGGTACAGCAAACCCCTACTGCTGCCTATGGGGAGCCTGGGATCCAGCCGACGGAACCTGCTACGTCTACCGAGAGGCATACCAAAAAAACCTCACCGCAGCACAACAAGCCATGCAAATCAAAGAAATGTCCAAAACCAGCGACGGCAAAAACGAACGCATCACCGCCACCGTCATCGACCCATCCACCTACAGCAACGTCCAAGGCTTAGGACAAACCGTCGCAGGCGTATACAACTCACTAGGAGTCTCCACCAGCCGAGCCAAAAACGCCCGTATC